ATATTTAGCATCAATGAATTTTCTTGATTTGTCAGGATAATTAATTTGCCAAATGTAGTCTGTATCTTTTTTTCTATCAAAAGATTCTTCATTAATAATTTTTCCTAAATATTGACCGATAGTAGTTCCTTTTTCAATGTATTTTTTAGTAAAACATCCTAACCCTGCGCCACTGATGTTAGATGGTTTTATACTAAAGTACTCATTGGAGAATGCACTTTCTTTGATTATTCTTTTTCCTTTTTTCATAGTTATAAAATTGTTTTATTTTTATGTCGATATTTATACGCTCCCAGTCAGATTCATTATTTTCATGTATACAAAAAAACAATTTATTTGGGTAAAGAATTCTTAATGTTTCGTTGCCCAGAAATATTGTTTTGTTATCTGACATACTCTTATTAAAGATAATTATTTTTTTAATTTTAAAAATAAAACCATAGCTAATATAAAGAAAATGACGTACATCAATCCATTACTTTTTTTTGGAATATCAATGAATTTTTCTTTTCCTTTTGATTTCCAATACTCACTCACTGCCATACAGTCTTTTAAAACTGCATCCTTGAGTTTTCCTGTCTTATTATTGACATCTGATGTACAACCTCTATAATCCACATAGAATTTTGCATTTCTATCAACAGGTCCAAACATAAATTCACCATGTGGACCATTGAAAAATCTTTTCATAGCTGGACTTTTACATGACTTTTGATATTCTATTGATCCGTATCTATTACGTGCAGCAATACATTCAGCAGCAGTATTTCCTTTCATATTAAGGTAAACATTAACTAAATTATCTATCATTTATAATAATAATCAACATAATTATTTTTTTAATTTACAAACTAAAACCAATAGTAATATAAAGAAAATGACGTACATCAATCCATTTCTTTTTTTTGGTAAATCAATGAATGAGTCTGCTTTCGATTTAGCTTCTACCTTAATTTCTGGTAAATCTTCTTGACCTTCATATGGGAAAAATTTAGGAATCATTTTATCCGTCCATTGATTGTCTACTGGAATACCATCTTCCATTGTAAAATCTTTACCTTTAAATCCTATACCATATATTATATCACCTTTTCTTGCACTACTATAAACTATACCTGATTGTTTTTTAATATCGGGCCCCCTAGTTATAGGGTGATATTTATCTTTATCTTCTTCTTTTAAAGGTATAATCATTAATCCTAATAAATATTTTTCATCTGGACTTTTAAATATACCTCCATTCATATAAGGTCCTTTATAAGTTGCTTTTTTAAGAGAAACATACTTTTTTTTACATACCTCAATATCTTTTTTATAGTTTTCAAATTGTCTATTAACAGTATCAATATATTTTAGAAGTGTAGTTATGAATCTTATTTCACTACCAGGAACAGAAAGTTTACTAAAAGCATCTTTATAAGTTTCATTTTGAACGTTAGTTACCAAAGGACATGTATGTAATTTATTCATAATTTCTTTTAACTTTTCATGAGATTTTTTATAAACTGATATTTGTTTGAACATTTTTTCATTTACGTCTAAATATGTATCAACAGGTTCTAAATTACATTCTTTTTCATTTTTAATAGCTGATGCAATACATTTGTTAATATCTTTGTTGTTAGAATCTACATAATTATTGGCTAAATAATTCCCTAAATTGTTTCCTATAGTACCCATTAATAATACTATAGAAAATTATTTACAAGATTAATGTGTTTGACAACAATTATAAACGTTGTCTCTCGGTTTTATTCTATGGTGTTTTACTAAAGATATACCAGGCTCTTTATGTATATCTTCTATGTATGGTATTTTATCCATAATAGTATCTGCGATAATTTTAAAAAGCTTTTTTGTATTAACACCTTCTTTACAACTTGTTTCTATGTACGTCAATCCTCTTAAATCAGCATATTCCAGTACGTCAACACTACTCAAATTATCACATTTTTTGTCACATTTATTACCTATTAAAAATATACAATGGTTTAAACTTGAACAATTTTTTCTTACTTCTGTTAACCAATAATCTACACTTCTGAATGATTGTTTATCATCAAAACTAAATACTAGAATGGATGCTATGGTGCCTCTATAGTAAGTTTTTGTTATAGAACGAAAGTTTTCTTCTCCTGAAGTATCCCAAACTTGAAATTTAACTTTTTCTCCTGTTTTTGTTTGTTCTATAAAAGTTCTATATTCAACACCAATTGTTGGTAAGTGACTATCTAAGTAGGATTTTTCTATATTAATATTTAATAAAGATGTTTTTCCTACTGCTGGGTCACCCAACATAACTACTTTTAATCTGTAATTATAATCCATCTTATTAAATATAAATATTATTTTTTCATTAAAATTTTTTACAATATATCTGATATAATACCAGAACCAACATCACCTATTGTATCTAATACTCCTGAAGAACTTAGGTTGTTAAATGCACTAGAGGCAAAACTGCTGGCATTATCTAATACTCCTGAAGAACTAATAGTATTCATTGTATTTGACCCAACATCTCCTATAGTATTTATTGCACTAGATCCTGCGCTAGTAATAGCTCCAGAGTTATTAAAAACTGTTTCTCCTATTGCTTCTCCTGCTGAACTACCGACTCCGTAACCTATTCCTTTTTGAACATTTTTATTACTAAATGTATAATATAATAGGTAAATAAAAAGTACTAATGTAAATATAAATATAAATAAATTTTTTCTTTTTTTTGGAATATTTGTAAAATCTTCTAATAAATCTTCATCTTCTTCTGCTTCTTTTTTCTTCTCTTCTATACTTTTTTTATTTCCTCCTCCAAATATTTTTCTAATGAATTCTAATATCATTTCAATAAAAGATTTTTTCTTTTCTCCTTCAACAACTTGTTGTACTTCTTCATCAATTTCTACATTTGGATCATCACTTTGCATTGCTGCTATTTCTGCTTCTAAAGCTGCAAGTTCTGCTGCATCTCTTTCTTGTTTTTTCTCCCAATTATTAGTTACAATTTCTTTAATTTCATCTGCGTTGAATTTTACCATATCATCCATAAAATTACTGAAATCAGGATATTCTTCTGGATCTTCACAAACTATCCCAGTAGGTCTAGGTGTATCTTTGCATTTAGGGTCAGGTTTAAAAGGAGGAGCTACCCAAGGCACAGGAACTTCATACCCTTCCATGTCAGTGATAGTATTAGGGTCTTTTAATTTTTGTTCAGGACAATTTTGTTCAATTTGAATGTCACCTGCAGATATTTCACCTTCTAATTGAATTTTTTGACAACAGATATTATAACTGTCTGACTTACATTTTTCTTGAGAATTTACAAGACCTGTAAATTTATGAACATTATGATTTATTTTACTACTCCTTTGTGGTTCATACCAACAAACAGGATCTTGTGTTTCCATTTTTTTATAATCAACTTGTGTTAAAGCAGAAAATGCACATGCATCTGGTTTTTGTTCTTTTGCTAATCTTATTAATTCTCCTACTTTTGTCATTCTTATCTTATCTTTAGGCCAATAAACAGGACATAAATCTTTATGTTCTAAATCAGAGCTTCCAAATTTATTAAATTTTTTACTTCTACAATATTGTTTCCATGCATCATCACATTTTCCTCTAAGGGATGCGTCGACATTTTTAGATTCATCTACACATAATGTTTTACAATTAACAATATCTGAAACTTCAACTGGTATATCCTTAGTATGACAATCATCTGATGAAGTGCAACTTTTTAATAAATTATGATAAATTCCTTGTTTATTTTTTTCAAAGCAATATCTTTGTCTCTCTCCGTCTATTACATTTTTTTTATAACTATCGTCTGCATCTCTTGCTACCTGTAAATTATTTCTGTCAACAAGCTTAGTACTTGAACCTAAATTTTCCCAATAAAGTTTACATCCAGGTTCTTTGAGTCTTTTAATTAAGCTTGCTGGATTTTTAGTATTACAAAGTCTTCTTAATACATTAAAATATCCTTGTGGAACGTTTCCTGTTTTATTATTAGCAACGTAATTTACACAAACAGGATCTGCAGCTATTTCATTTAATCTAGATATACCATCGTCAGGTTTAGCTGCACAATGATCATATATAGCAGTATAACATGCATCATCTTCTAAATAATTCCTCATGCTAGGAGGACAAGTTTTGGGAGCTGTTTGGTTTTTACGTGTATCATGGACTTGTTGAATACAACATTTATCCTTATCAGTTTCTGTATTAGCTGCTCTTTTACACTCTGTAAAATAAGAACCCGCAGGGCAAAAATAATGCCACACTCCTGCTTCGTCATCAGTATGTCCCCAAGGATCGTAATTATCTCTTCTCCCAGAAAATTCCCATTCTGATCCGAAAACTGCTTTACAGTTTACATTAGGATCTGCTGCATCGTAACGACAAGCTGTATCGAATTGTGTTTGACCCACGTTACCTGGCGTTCCTCCTTTTGGTAATGGAACTGGGGCACCTCCGCTAGGTTCCAATCCATCTGGTCTATTTTTACCTATTCTACTTCCAGGGTTCCATTGTTTAATTGTATTAGCTTTAGGACTTGCTGGTGCCATTTTACTAATAGTATAAATTATTTTAATTCTCAAAAAATTACAAATGTTTTTCTAAATATACAAGGTCTTCTTTCCAAAGGTCCAAATGGGTTTTCTTTTCAAGTTCTTTTAATTCAACTTGTAAACGACTACTTTGTTTTTCTAACTGTTTTATTTTTTCATCTGTGAAATTGTCTATTTTCATATCCGTTAGATAATCGTAAGATTTTTCCCATTTTGGAAAGTTATTGTATTCTAATTGTTCGATTACACCTTTCTTTGGAACTCTAAAAACTTTAATTTTTTCGTCCATTATTCCTTGGATAAAACCTACCTGTGCAGATATTTTTTTAACACGATTCCCCAATTCATCGACCATATACTTGTACCGTTTGTTGTACATCTTCTTTCTACATTTGAAGAATTTATAAAGTATTTCTTCAGGACCTTCATACTTCTTCAATTTTCCTTTTTCATTAAAAAGATGAATGTTACCAGTATTAACTTTGCTAGTCAACTTCAATTCTTTTTCTACTTTATTTGAATTTATCCAACGGTCTAATTCAAAACGGTCCATTTTTACAGTAAGGTCAATTAATGTTTCAGTAGTATTATCAATCCAATTTTTAATTTTACCTTCATCTGTTATTTTGTCTAAAAATGTTTTATAATCTTGTGTCCATGACTTTATTGGTAACTCTGTTATTCTAACTGTTCCATTGCTTACTTTTTGCCAAACTCCTCTTGTTTCATATGAATTATCTCCAACTTTTCTTATGGTCCCCTTAAATCCTTTATACCAAGGTTTCATTTGAGGTATTTCCCATTCTTCATTTTTTAATAATTTTTTAAGGTATTTAATTATCTCTTTTGGGTCATAACAAGGAACTTCTGTACTATATCCTGTACCTACACCCTTAGTACCGTTAACTAGGATCATGGGGATAATTGGCCAATAGTATTCTGGTTCAACTTTAAATCCATCATCATCCAGGTATTTTAATAAAGGGTCATCATCTGTTTTAAATATACCCCTAGTAATTTTTTTAAGACTAGTGAATACATAACGAGGACTTGCTGCATCTTTTCCACCCATAAGACGAGTACCTAATTGACCACCAGGTTTAAGTAAATTAATATTGTTCGAACCTACATAATTTGCATTCATCCCAATAATGGTTTCATTGAGACTCATTTCTCCATGATGATAAGCTGCTTTCTCTCCGATAAATCCTCTTAATTGGTCTACTTTAATTTCATCTTTAATATTTTTCAATAATGAACCATATAAAACTTTTCTTTGTGAAGGTTTTAAACCATCCATCATACTAGGTATAGACCTTTCACAGTCTTCTATACTAAAAAGAACTAATTCTTCGTCAATGAATTTTTTTATGTTAATTTTTTTAAGATTTGAGTCTAAAAATATTTCTTTTCCTGTTGCTTTTTTTATCCATCTTTTTCTATCGTTGGCTTTGTCTTTTTTAAAAGCAAGTATGATAGCATCTTCATCTTCATCATCTTCTATAGACATAACCATTTTTTTATCATTAAGATTTTTAAAACATTCCTTTGCTTCTTTACTAGTGCTAGTTCCAAGACCCTTATAGTATTTAATTTTCCATTTTTTGATATCTTTTTTGCTTTTTCTCCAATTATCATACTCAACTGTATTATAAAAAGTAACTAATTCTCTACCTCTTGAACATTTAACAATAGGTGTTTGAAGACATGTAACAAAATCTGATTTCTTTATCAATAAAGGCCAGTAGAAATGTAAAAAGTTTATTAAAAGACCTTTGATGTGACTTCCATCTCTATCTTGATCAGTTACTATCATTACTTTACCATATCTCATATCATCTAGAATATCATCTAACTTTTTGTATTTTTTACCTTGTTTTAATCCTAAAATTTTTTTTATGTTAGCTATCTCTTGGTTATTCAATATTTTCTTATTAGTAGCCTCCCTAGCATTTAATAATTTACCCTTAAGTGGAAAAATACCATAATAATCTCTTCCGATAATATTAAGCCCAGATGTTGCAAATGTTTTTGCAGAATCCCCTTCTGTAAGAATAAGTGTACATTTCTTAGATTCTCTTCCCCCAGCTTTATTAGCATCATCTAATTTAGGTATACCTGTTAATTTTATCTTTTTCTTACCATCAGTAGCCGCTTGAGCTTTTCTATCTTTAGCATTTGCTATTGCCAATACATTGTCAGCAACTCCTAATTTAACAATCTGTTTGATTATATCTTCACCTACAGTAATATTACTTCCAAACTTATTGTATCTAGTTGTTAATCTATCCTTTGTTTGTGATTCAAAACTAGGGTTTTCGATTAAACAACGAACAAATACTAAAAGATTGTCTTTTACATAAGATTGTCTAATCTGAGCATCTTTGTATTTATTCTTCAATGTTTCTGTTATTTTTCTACATATTGGGTTAACAATATAATCAACATGACTACCCCCATGAGCTGTAAAAAGACCATTTACAAAACTTACTTGAGTAAATTTATCATAAGGATTTAAAACTACTCCTACACTCCATCTTTCATTTCCAAAAATAACTCTTGGAGACTCTTTTTTAGGTCCAACAAAAAGATTAATATAAGACTCAAAATCTTTTGTTTTCAATTTTTCTTTATTAAACCAAATATTAACTTTCTTATCAGTACAAGCTGACATATCATAAGCTCTCTTTTCAAGTACTTTCATAAGACCGTCATTTATTTTTTTCATTTTGAATCTTTTAAAATCAGGATAGAATGTAATTTTAGTATAATCTTTCTTTTTACTATCTGCAATTTTAGGTTTTTTAATATTACTCAAATTATTTTCACAAACTTGTGTATACTTTTTACCTTTACAAACAGTTTCAATAATAAATTTATTACTATAAGCAGCAACCAATTTAGCACCTAGCCCATTCATACCACCTTTAAGTCTTTTTTCACTATCGTCATAATTACTACTTGTCAAAAAATTAGTAAAAATCAATTCTGGAACATAAATATTATACTCCTTATGAATTTTGATAGGAATCCCTGGGCCATCATTGTAAACACTTATTGAATCTTCATCAACTGTTATCTTAATGTCTTTTACTTTACCTTTATTCTCTTGTGCATGGTCCCCAGCATTACAAATAAGTTCGTCGTACAACTGGACGATACCTGGATTGTAAGTTAGAATTTTATCAACCATTTTTTGATTTTCAAGAATCCATGCATGATCTGTAATAGTTTCTATCGGACCAAGATACATACCAGGCCTAGCCAAAACATGCTCTAATTGGCTGTGTTTCTTGTATTTTTCCTCAATTGTCTTTTTTTTACGAACCATCCTATATATACCCTAGGTGTAATATTCTTTATATATATTTTTTTAATTTATTTATGTAAAAATACAACTATTTATAGTAATGAAAAAAAATGTTTTATACTATTAGATGGATTCAGGAATACAAATGTTTACAACAGATTCTGTATCAACAATAAGTTCTGGAAAAATAGTAGCTCAAACTTCTACGTTTGAACAGACGTCAATGACAGACGATGATCCAGGAATAAGAATAATTGGAGATAATAAAGTAGAATTAGTGTACAAAAATAGAGTAACAAACGAAGAAGCATCAATTGATTATTATAATAGTAATAATTCAAGTAATAATGCTAAGTTGTACATAGACAACCCTAGAGGAACTACTTCTTTGATTATTGATCAGAATAGAAGATTAGGAGTGGGAAATATAGTTCCAGAAGCAATACTTCATTTACATAATCATAATAATAGTAACAGTGAACACATTCGTGTTACTAACAATGACAACCTAGGTATGAATATGATTTTAACCAGCAGTACTACTGATATTAAAGCTAATTTTGGAATTAGATGGTATAATTCTGGAAGTACAACATTGGTAAATAATGCATTAGTAATAAGAAATTTAAATGGAACAAATACAATTGGTATAGGTACGTCAACTCCTTCATACACACTTGACGTATCGGGAAATATTAATTTTACTGGTACCTTGACACAGAATGGAAGTACATATACAGGTTCGTATACTCTTCCAATAGCTAGTTCATCGACATTAGGTGGTATCAAAATAGGTAATAATCTATCTATCAATGGTAGCGGTGTTGTTTCAGCTACTGATACCAATACAACTTATAATGTAGGTGACGGAGGATTAACACAAAATAATTTTACTAATACTCTAAAGACAAAACTCGACGGTATTGCTACAAGTGCTAATAATTATTCTTTACCAGCTGCTACTTCTTCTTCATTAGGAGGTATAAAAGTAGGAACTAATCTTTCTATAGATAGTGGCACAGGTGTTCTTTCAGCTACTGATACCAATACAACTTACTCAGTAGGAGACGGAGGATTGACTCAGAATAATTTCACTAAT